AAAGGTGGTGAAGGAGTAAACTTTTCAAAGTATAATCAAGCTATGTTAGACTATTGTAAACAAGACGTAGAGATTACACACGCTGTTTACAAAGAGTTACTAAAAGAAAGTAAAGGCTTTACAAAAGAGTCCATAGATTTAGAACACGATATTAGATTAATCATAGACCAACAAGAGAAGAATGGTTTTGCTTTTAATATACAGAAGGCACAGGAGTTATTAGCAAAATTAAAAGATGATATCTATGACTTGGAGCAGTGGTCATTAGAAGAGTTTGAACCTACTATTGTAGAGATGAAGACCAAGACAAAAGAGATACCATTTAACATTGGCTCTCGTCAGCAGATAGCTGATAGACTTATGAAGAGAGGTTGGAAACCTAAACAGTTTACTGATAAAGAAAACATAATAATTAATGAGGCTGTTTTAAAAACAATCAAAGAGCCGGAGTTGAAACTAACTGCAGAAAGATTTGCTAAATATTTCTTACTGCAGAAAAGGGCAGTAATGGTAGAGTCTTGGATTGAGGCATGTGATGATAATAATAAAGTGCATGGTAGAGTTATGACACTTCGAACCATCACAGGTCGCATGGCACATAACTCACCTAATATGGCACAGATTCCGGCCACCTATTCTCCATATGGTAAAGAGTGTAGAGGTCTTTGGACTGTATCAGATACTACAAAATATAAATTAGTAGGAACTGATGCTAGTGGTTTAGAGTTACGTTGTCTTGCACATTATCTTAATGATACAAATTATACAGATGAGATATTGAATGGAGATATACATACAAAGAATATGGAATTGGCCGGTATACAAAACAGAGACCAGGCCAAGACTTTTATATATGCTTTTCTTTATGGTGCTGGTGCAGAGAAGATAGGTAAGATAGTAGGAGCTGGAAAACAACAGGGTAATGTTTTAATTAATAGGTTCTTATCTAACTTACCTTCTTTGAAGAGACTTCGTAGTCAAGTAGAAAGTGCTGGATATAAAGGAAAGATAAAAGCTATTGATGGTAGATACTTAAAAGTTAGAAGTCCTCATTCAGCATTAAATACTTTACTACAAGGAGCTGGTGCTATTATTTGTAAACACTGGTTAGTGCGTATCATACAAAGAGTATATAGTAAAAAACTAGATGTAAAACTTGTGGCCTCTGTACATGACGAATATCAGTTTGAGGTTGCTAACAAAGATGTAGGAGAGTTTTGTAGTATTACAAAGATAGCTATAAAAGAAACGGAGAACTTATTAAAGTTAAGATGTCCATTAGATAATGATTACAAGGTAGGATTAACGTGGGCAGAAACACACTAGAACAATTAACTTTATTTAATTTAGAAGACCACGAAATAAAATATGATGACAGTGTTGAAACACACAAGTGTAGAAAATGTAAGAAAGATAAACCTTTAACAGAGTTTCACCAACAGACAGTGTTAAGAAATAATACATCTATACTGGCTACAAAGTGTCGTTCTTGTGAAAAAGAAGATGGTCGTTATCTTAGAGAGTTACATAAGAAAGCACCGCCTTTACCCTCTGATGATTATAAATGTCCTTGTTGTGATAAAACTTTAGAGGAAATAAATAATCACACTGTTGTTGTTGATAGAGATACATACAAACCTGTACTTAGAAAGTATGAAAAGAGATGGGCTTTAGACCACAATCATATAACAGGAGAAATTAGAGGATGGATATGTAGTCCTTGTAATGTAAGTTTAGGAGCATTTGGAGATGACCCTGATAGATTAAGAAGAGCTATAAAATATTTGGAAGGAAACAATGAATAATTTAGAACCAAAAATAGAAGACAGAAAAAAGTTTGATTTAGATTTACAGTATGGCCAGGTAAAAGAAAAGATTATTGCTGATATGTTGCAAGATAAAAAGATAGAGGTAAAATCTGAAAGAGGTATGTGGTTAAAGACTGGCAACATAGCTATTGAGTTTGAAAGCTATGGTAAACCAAGTGGTATTGCNGCCACCGAATCAGACTATTGGTTTCATAATCTTTGTATAGGAGATGAAGTATATGGAACGCTAGTATTTAAAACAGATATGTTAAAGAATATTATAAAGAACACACCTAATAAGAGAGAAGTATCAGGTGGTGACCACAATGCTTCTAAAATGTATCTAATGAATATACAGAAATTATTTAATGTAGATATAATTAAAAAAAGTATTGACAATAAATAATAAACTGTGATATAATATAATTTTATTAACTAAAAAAGGAGAACACCAATGAGTGTTATAAGTGGAACTGCATATTGGGCAAGCATACAAAGCCCTAACACAAAGTTTGAACCTAACTGGCAAATAGATGTAGGTAATCTAGATGCTGCTAATAAAGCTATCGCAGAGAAGGATGGTCTCAATGTAAAGACTGATGAGACTAAAGGTGATTACGTTACTATCAAAAGAAAAGTTAAAAGAAAAGATGGTAATGATAATAACCCACCTATCGTAGTTGATGCACAGAAAAGACCAATGCTTGAGTTAGTTGGTAATGGTTCAAAGGTTAATGTACTTTACTCAACGTATGAGTGGAAGTATGCTGGTAAGGAAGGAGTATCTGCTGACCTAAAAAAAGTTCAGGTTGTAGATTTAGTTCCTTACGAAGAAAGAGAAGACTTTGATGTCGTCTCTGATGGTTATTCATCTGGTGAAACAGGTGGTGAAAAAATTCCTTTTGCCTCTTAATAAGGAATAGTGAGAGCTTTGTCTTACACACGCAGAGCTCTCACGAAACACTATGAAAAAAATAGATACAATAGTAGAAGATATATACAGTTTATTCGAAAAAAAGAATGAAGAACTAACTGAAAAACAAGTAGATAAATGTATAGATGACTTTGCTAACTCAGTTAAAGTACACGTAAAAGACTTCTTAAAAGAACTGCCACAAGATAAACCAAGATTAAGATTATCTACAATAGGTAGGCCGGATAGACAGCTATGGTATGATTTTAAAAAACCACACAATGAACCTCTTGCACCTAGCACTAGGATTAAGTTTCTTTATGGATATATATTGGAGGAACTATTAATTATGTTGGCCTCTATATCTGGACATAAAGTTACACAACAACAAAAGCAAGTTCAGGTAGAGGGAGTGAAAGGTCATCAAGATTGTTTTATTGATGGAGTTTTAGTGGATTGTAAGAGTGCATCTGGTAGAGGTTATACTAAATTTAAATATAATAATTTATCTAGTGATGACCCTTTTGGTTACATATCTCAGATATCAGCCTATGCTGAAGGCAATGGTGTAGATGAGGCCGGTTTCTTAGTTATTAATAAATCAACAGGAGAGATATGTTATACTAAAGTACATTCATTGGAGATGATAAATGCTAAAGAAAGAATACAAAGAATTAAAAAAGTTGTTAAGTCAGATGTACCACCAGATAAATGTTATGAAGCAATTCCTGATGGAAAGTCTGGTAACTATAGGCTCGATACTGGTTGTGTTTATTGCAATTATAAGTATGATTGTTGGAGTGATGCTAATGATGGTAAAGGACTTCGTATATATAAGTATTCGACTGGTCAAAGGTATTTCACACACGTTGAGAAAGAGCCGAATGTAGAAGAAGTAAAGTGAAAGACGAACCTGATATAATACAGATAGAAAATATTTTTTACTCAGAACCACATAGCTCTGAGAAAAGATTATTTCTGTCTGTAATACTTCAGGCCTTGTTGGATGTATCTAAAAATATTGTTACNTCACAAGATAANGTAAATAAATCTAGAGCAGAGTCCTGGTTTTTTACAAGTGTAGGAGTAACGTGTGAGAACTTTGAATCTGTTTGTCAAATGGCAGGAGTGCAGCCAGCAAAAGCTAGGTCATTTGCATATAAAGTTTTGAATGCAGACAACAAAGATTTTTTAAGAAAAAGAATAAGAAACGTTTTAAGAGGCGAAGATGACAAAGAAAAAAGATTTGACATATGAACAACATTTTGATACACTATATCAAGATATGATAAATTATGAGGAGCAAGCAAACATGGGTATGATGGATGAAGCCATTAAAGACACTGTAAAAGAAAAAGGTTTTACAAAAACAGATTTAAAGAAACAAGCATTGAAAGCTACATTAAAACAAGTAGGTGGTAGCCATTACAAAGATTGTAAGATACAACCTGTAGAGTTTATTGTAGGTAATGACTTGACTTTTCTTGAAGGTAATATTATAAANTATGTTACTAGACATAGAAGAAAAGGTGAAGGAAGAAAAGANATAGAGAAAGTAATACACTACGCAGAAATGATTTTAGAAATGGAGTACAAAGATGAATAACTATTTACCAACCGAATATCAAAGTTTTATACAT